ACCAGCTCAGAGCATGTTTCGTAACGGCATCCCTCGATGTCCAGGCGAGAGTCTGCGCCTCCCGGGTTGGCGGCTAGACACAGGAAGGTAGAGGAAGGTAGAATCGGGAAGCTAAGTAAGAAGGAGCAGAGGAGAGACGCATGAGCAATGATGAAGATCTTCTGGTTGCCGACATCCCGGTGCGGGGACGTGTCAGCAACCAACTCACCCCAGACCAAGCCACTCACATGCACGCCTGGATCCAGGCGCTGCGCTCCGGCGACTACGTGCAAGCCCAGTCCCGGCTGCGCACGCCCGTGTACGTCGGAGACCAACGCAAAACCGGCTACTGCTGCCTCGGCGTCGCCGCAGAAATCGCCATCACACAGGGCTGCCCCATCGCCTGGGGCACCAACAGCATCACCTCCAACACCATCGGCTCCATCGGCTCCATCGGCTCGGACAACACCGGGTACCACGACAGCAGCGGCAGCCTCGCCATCGGGCCGATGATCGAATGGTTCGGGTTCACTGGGAAATACGCCGCCATCGAGGTGCCCTGCAAGATGCTCGGCCGCCGGGGCAGCCGCAACCCCTGCATCGGCTACAGGTTCGGCCACCATGACCCGCACACCTGCGCCCGGCCCGCGTTCGTTGAAGCCACCTCACTCAACGACCACTACAAGTGGGGTTTCGGCCAGATCGCCTCCGCGTTCGAAGACTTCTACTTCCCGGCGGCCTCTGATGGTGAATAAGGAACGGGTCAGCGAACTGGTTGTCGCGTTGCGTTCCGGGGCGTGGCCGCAAACCACCGGCCGTCTCCGCAAAGACGACAATGGCAGCGCCAGCTTCTGCTGCCTGGGTGTCGCCTGCGAACTGGCCCTGCGCCAGGGTGTCGGCCACCGCATCGACAGCCTCTACTACAGCGGCCCGCAAGACGTGTCCGGCGAGGTGGGCCACCGCTACCAGCTGCCCGCATCAGCGATCGAATGGTACGGGTTCAGCAACTCCAACCCGTTGATCAAAATCCTGTGCCGTGAGCTCCCGGCCAACCATCACGCCGCCTGGTGCGAGGACTGCCGCGCCGAGGGTGGCGTGCACCGCAATGAGGAATGCGACAACCTGATCGTCGTCGCTGCCACCGACGCCAACGACGAATACGGCCTGGACTTCAACCAGATCGCCGACGGTTTCGAACGCATGTACTTGGAAGGGGCATGATGCTCGACCAGATCCACGCCGCCCGCCTGTCCGGTTTCATTACCGAACTGCGGTCCGGGCATTGGCTGCAAGCCCAGGCTGTGCTGCGCGAGGAAGATCACGAGGGGAAGGCGTCGTACTGCTGCCTTGGGGTGGCGTCGGAGATCGCCGCCAGCCACGGCGTGTGCACCCGCGAAGACGACACCTACTACTCCCACGACCATGATCCAGACGAGGACGAAGGCGAAGCCAACGAATCTGATCTTCTCTGGGTGGTTTACGAGTGGTACGGGCTGCGCGAATCCAACCCGAAGATCAAAGTGTTGTGCGGCGAAATCCCCGACCAAGCCTCCGTCACCCTGTGCGAAACCTGCAGGCGAGTAGGGGACCGCGACGTCGACTGCAACAACCTCGTCGAAGTCTGCGCGACAGAAGCCAACGACGAAACGGGGCTGGACTTCAACACGATCGCGGACGCGTTCGAACGCACCTACCTGCAGCCGGTCGCCGGTGAATAGGCCACACGTCGACCCGCAAACCGCCCTGACCATCCACGCGCTGTTGCACAAATGCGCCACGGAAGGCCGCGACCCGATCAGGGCCTTGGACGAACTGGGGCATCTGAACTTCCCAGCCCTGGAGGAGCACCAGCTCAAGACAACACTCGGATCGGTAGCCGCTGTGCTCAACATGCTGTCGCTGGACACCATCGTGAAGGTGCTCACCGACCGCATCGGGCAGCCACGTAGACAGCCCATGACTCCACACGAAACAAAGCAGCTGATCGTCGACTGGCTACTTACTTTCGCCGAAGATCCAATCAAACCCACACAGAAGGAGAAACCGACGCAATGACCGCCGATCAGATCATCCTCACCCTCAACAAAACACCGGAAGGCGACTGGAAACTCGGCGTCGCCCAACCACACACCAACAGCGCACCCAAGCCGAAGTACCGGCTGGAACCGGCACGCGACGGCCTGTTCCGGCCGGTGGCTTTGCGTAACGTCTACGACCAGTCCGGCTCCCTTGTCATCCGTGAAGGCAGCCGTGGCGGCCTGATCTGGGGCGAGGAAGCCCTGTCCCAGTTCGGCTCGTGCTGGGTTTCGGAACACGCCCAGGTCACCGAGCGTGCCCGTGTCAGGGAAGGCGCATCTGTTCTGTCCGATGCCAAGCTGTCAGGCAACGTGGTCGCCACCGGTAACTGCTACATCTCCACCCGCGCGCAGATCTCCGGCTACGCCCAAATCTCTGGCACAGCCCAGATCTCCGGCGACGCCCAGGTGAAAAACCACGCCCAGATCCTGGGTAACTCCATCGTCGACGGCAACGCTGTGATCGACGCCGGGGTGCAACTTGTCGGCACCCAGGTCACTGACAGCGCCCACATCGAAAGCGACGATGGTTTCTTCCTGGGCAGCATCTACTTGACCGGCGACATGCAGGTCACCGGCTGCCGCAGCGTTCTTTCGATCTCTACCTGCTGGGGGCCGTTGACGGTGGCCCCGTGCCGGTCGGGTCGCTGGCTCGGCTCGGTCGGATGCCAGCGGTTCCAAACGTTCCACCAGCTGGGTTATCTGGCACGGGAGCACGGCCAGGACTTCGAGCAGGAGATGCTGCCGCATTGGTTTGAGATGATGCGCCGCGCGTTCCAGGAATGGGGGCTGGCTAAGAGCGTCATCGACGAGACCACCGCAGCCCGCGAAACCCACGCGATCTTCTAGACGGTTCGCCTCGCCGACGAAACAAGATGCGGCGCACAATCCAGATCATGGGTTGTGCGCCGCACGAGTTGGAATGGATCAGGGAACACATGGAAGAGATCATCGACGCAACCGATGCGGCGTTTGCTGTCCAGGCCGACGGGGATATGCCGTTGGTGTGGTTTGAGCAGGTCGCCGCGCAGTTCGATTTGACGCCGCCGGTTATTGAGGACCCGGCCCCGTGGGAGTGGGACACCGACCCGCCGTTGGGGGTGTTGGTGCGTGAGATTGCTCAGCGTCTGCACCCGGGCGAGGATGTGACGGGTTGGCTTTATACGCAGCAGCAGCTGGCGTGGTATATCCAGGACCGGGACTTCGTTGATCAGCATCGGGAAGATCTTGAGGAGAGTCTCGCGCAGATGCGCACGGGTGAAGGTGTAGACGTTGATCCGGATGAGTTGCGGGCCGACGTCTTGGATGTGCAGGGGGCCGCTGATTGTGGTGAGGTACAACCCTCGTAGGGCGCTGGTGGGGTTGCTGGTGGTCCTGGCGGCGGCGGGGGTGTCGTTGATTTTTTTGTGCAGTGTCGCGTTTTGGGAGGTTGTTCCTTGCCCCATGATGATGAGTTCATGCGGCTGGTGATCCATGATGCGGTGGTGCGCCGGATTGAGGCTAGGTGGCGTCTGCTGCGCCGCCGCAGACGTAGTTATGTGATGCGGAGGTGGTGGTGATGTCGGGGTTTTATCCGGTGGCTGGCGAGGACCGGGCTGTGTTGGAGGCGTTGCGGGATGAGTTGAAAGCTCAGCGGCTGCAACGGAATTGGACGTATGGGCATGCTGCTGCGCAGGTGGATCGGTCGCATAATTTTCTGTATGAGATGGAGAATTTGCGGTCTGGTTTGAAAATGGACAACCTGCAGTTATGGGCGTCTATATATGATTTGCGGATTGAGTTCAGCCTGGACGGGTTCTGGAATTTTGTCTGGCCCCACGACGAACTGACGATGCTCTACCAACTGTCCCGGCCCTTTGATGCCAAGGATTTTCAGCGGCTGTGGCTGGTTTCTGCGTTGCAGGCGTGGCGGGAAAGGCTTGGCATCACGTCGGCGGAGGTGGGTTATTGGATGGGGCTTACCGCCGGTGCGGTCACCGAGTGGGAACGCACGACGAGTAACCCGTTGATGTTGCGGGCTATGGCGCAGGCCCGGATGGTGAAGACTTCGGTGACGATGAAACTATGGAAACGAGAAGATTGGATATTCAAATGAGCCGATACAAGATTCTGGTTGGCGTCAACGGCAGCGAATACCACACCCTGGACGTTGACGCCGACACCATCGTCCAAGACCCGGTCACCGAGGTCATCGAATTCCGCCGCGACGATGACCTGTTCCCTGTGGCTTATGTGCCACGCGCCCGGATCATCTACATCCAGAACATGACTATGGTCCTGGACAATCTTGTGAAGGACAAACTCGCCACCGGCGGCGTCGTCAGCACGCCGTGGCAGGAAAAGATCCGTCCCCCCAGCCCAGATGTGGACCAGAGATTGGTGATGCGCTACCGCGAGGGGCTGGTCCCAGACCCGATCGGCGACGCGGCCCGCGACGCAGCGAAACGCTTCAACATCCAGGTCAAGGCTGCCGGGGAGCTGGGCGAAAACTGCGCCTGAACATGATTTGAGGCCCGAGCCTGCTAACGACAGGTTCGGGCCTCACTGTCTTCAAGCGTCTCCACGTAGCCCCGCACCAGTGTGCTGAGACCAGCGGCGAGTTTCAGTCGCGCCGGGTCCGCCGAGTTCCTTGAAGGTTTCCTTCCGGTGAAGGTTCCACCATGATGGCACGCCAGTCTTCGAAACGTCAAGGATGTACGTGGAAGGTCGTCGGAGGTTGCGCACGATCATCGGAGGGGGTATTGTGCCCCACATGAACATCCTGAACGTCAAACTGATCTACACCGTGCTTCTGTGCACGGTTACGGCCATGGCAGCAATCTGGATGATCCCACCACTGCTGCGCGAACTCGGATACCACAGCGCAGGCATCGCGCTTAAACCCCTGTGGTTCGCAGGCAAAAGCAACAACCCGCACGACCTGCGCCCGTGGAACCGGCTTCGGTTCTACAACCACCGCCGCGCCTACGCTGGAGAACACCGTGGCGTCAAATGGTGAAACGAACATCGACAAACTGATCGAAGAAGTCCGACGCCCGTTCCTGCCCGACTACCTTGCAGTCCAAAGACTGGCCATCATCTGCGAGCTGCAACAGGCACGCATCAAAGCCCTCGAAACAGAAATCTTCGACCGCTGCATGGACCTGCGCCAGCGCGTGGCGTCCATGGAACAAACCCACCGATAGGAGAGATCGTTGATGAGTTGGCCCCAACTGCCCCAGGAACGGATAGCCGCCGCTACACACCGCGCTGTTGCCCGGGTGCTTTCCGGCGAACCATCGTCAAGTGTGGTCCCGGTGGGACCAGGTCAGGACAAAATCTGCGACCTTGACCAGCTCGGCGTGCTGTACGAAGAATTCGTCGCCCGCCATTCCCGCCACGCCGAAGACGAGCAGTGGCTCAAGGAGTTCAAGGCCCAGGTCAGGCAGTTCTCCGGCGACGCCAACGTGTACCGCTACCGGGGCCGTGTCGTGTTCACCGACGACCGCAACGGCCGCTTCTCCGTCAAAGAACTCGAATCCTTCGATCCTGACATGGTGGCGCAGTACACCCGCATCGTTGCCAAAGAACAATTCGACGAAGACGCCTTCCGCAACGACCACCCGGAACTGTGGGAACGTCTGCGCGCCCAACGGTTCCTCGTCAAATAAACCTACGCAACATCCGAGAGGAGAACGCAGAAATGACCGAAGAAAGGGTGCCCCCAGCTGAACTGGTGCTGCGGGCGGATCCCGTCGACACACCCATGCTGTACTTCGTGGTGTGGGCCGACGGCCCTCTCGCCCGTGACCTGCTGCAATGGAACCAGGAACCCGAACTGGGCAAGGCGGGCACCAACCGCAAAGCCTCCGACATCAAGGTCGCCGAGTACTGCGCCACCATGCTCGCCGACGAATGGCAAACCAACCCGCACCCAGTGGTGTTCTCCGAAACCGGCTGGCAGGAAGACGGCCAGCAGCGGCTCAAGGCCTTGGTGAAGGCGTCGCTGACCCGGCCCAACATCCGGGTTCCGCTGACGATTTGCATCAACGCCCCCGACGAGTCGCGGATGGTGATGGACCTCGGCAAACGCCGCACCCCGTCGGACTTCCTGAAGATGGCTGGGCAGTCCAACACTGTCGTCCTCGCGTCGGCGCTCAAGATGCTTTACAACTACGACCACACCCCCCGCACCGGCCCTGAGGTGTGGCGTAAAACCCGGTGGACGCCGACGCTGCAGGCCGAAGTCCTTGCCGCGCACCCGATGATCCGTGAAGGGATCAAGGCAGCGACGCGGTCTAAACATCTGCTGACTGTCGTGCCCGGCGCGGTGCTGTGGTATCTGATCTACCGGGCGATGGAGGACGGCGGCGAGAAGGCCAACTGGTTCTTCCGTGGCCTGGAACGCGGCACCAACCCCGACGAGCTCGACGCCCGTTACACGTTCCGTGAGGGTTTGGCCCGCGCCTCTCTGGTGCACCGTGACTGGGATTCGGCTGACTACCTTGGTATCGGCATCAAAGCGTTCAACGCGTGGGCTGTCGGCGAGAACAAGTGGGTGTTCGGTCTGCGTAAGAACGAACGCTTCCCGAAGGTCATCTCGGCGGCGCAGTCGCTGCCGCTGCAGAAGATCCTCACCGAGGCGGAGCTCAAGGCCATCGGCGACGCGACGAAGGAGATCAAGACCGGCGACAAGCCGTACGTGAAGTTTGAGCAGCCGTAACCAGCAAACGAACCTAGTAGAGGTGCCATACTATGTCGTATGGCACCTCTACTTACTTTCAACGTCCTTGGGGTTCCGGCCCCGCAAGGCTCCAAGATAGCCCGATACAATAAGAAAACGGGCCAAGCCTACGTTGTGGAACAAAACGACCAGGCGAAGACGAGCTGGCGGCAGGATGTCATCAACGCCGCCATGATCGCCCGTAAGGCGATCAACTTAGACACCATCGACGGTCCCGTGTGGATCGACGTCGAATTCCGGCTGCCGCGTCCCCCGTCGGTGAACGTCAAAAGGCGTCCCTACCCTTGCGTGAAACCGGACGGCGACAAGCTGGACCGCAACACCCGCGACGCGTTGACGCAGGCAGGGGTGTATCGAGACGATGCTCAGGTGGTGAACTGGCGCGGGTCCAAGCGTTACGCCACCGACGATCCGCTTGGTGCGCCGGGCGCGACGATCAGGGTGGGGCTGGTTCCGTTGCCTGAGATCATTTAAAGTGCGTGTAAGCACCGACACGTACCAGGGGGCACGATGAACCTAGGCAACTACGACGCGGACGATCAACTGTCCACAAACGAATGCGCCGCGCTGGCCAGAGTCAACCGGCGCACAGTGGTGACATGGATCCGTTCCGGCCAACTGGAAGCCTCACGGCTGCCGGGACGGCGGGGGCATTACCGCATCCGCTACGCCGACTTCAAACGCTTGGTCACTAAACCAGCAACGGAATAGGAGTCACGCGCTGGCCGGTCCACGCGGCGCGTGACTGAACTCGCGGCCTTGCCCCTTGGTCAGATGCCGGGCGGAGGGTTCTGACTCGGCACGCAGCCATTCAGCCTGTTTGTAGGGCAGCCCTGCTCTGCGTGTCATGACAGTGGCGAGCATCCGGGCGTTGTGTTGGACGCGCCAGCGGTCGTGTCCGGACACGCGCAGCCAAATTTCTACAGCGCCTTTCGGGTTGTTGATGGTCATGCCGAGAAGCGCCGGGTGTTTGCCGGTCATGATCTCGTAGGCCTTGTGCAGCGCGGCGACAGCGTCGGTGTGGGTGAACTGCCCGAGAGGTATCCGGAACACATGGACCTGGATCACGGTGTTCAGGATACGGCAGATGGGCTGTCGGTGCCTTTTTTGGTGGTGATGATCGACGTGAGCAGCGAGAGCAACATCATGAATCCTGTCGCTTCGGCGGCGAACGAAATGTCGAGGTCTTTGAGGCCGGTGACGTCGGTGCCGAGGAACATAATCAGCGACTGGGCACCGGTTTTGATCATGCGCTCGGTGACTTCTTTCCACCACTGTTTGGTGAACATCGCTTACCTCACAAGGGTTACGAGGACGTTGACTGCCAGCAGCACCAGCGACACGAGCGCGGTCAAGCCTGCGCCGGTGACTTGGTTGCGCAGGGTTTTGCGGTCGATGCGATCTTTTTCGATTTCTGTGTCTACGCGGTGGACTTCGGCGCTGGCGTCTGATTCGATGCGTCGTTGTTCAATGGCAAGGTTTTCGATGCGCACCTCTAGGACGCGCATCTCTGCGATGTAGACGTCTCTGCGGACCATGCCTGAGATGGCTTCGCGGAATTCTGAACGGAAGTCGGAGATGGTCCGGGCGATCTCCGCGAGTCGGGGGCCGTCGTCGGGTTCAGGCATTGTCACACCTTGATCATGGCATCGGGATATTGACTTGGGCAACGTAGCTGACGATACGCCGTGCTGTTGCGGACGGGAAGCATTGACACCAAGTACAAGCAAGGTAGAATTGGGGCGTGACGATTACACCGGACAACCCCAAACTCGACCCGATCTCGGCCACCCTCATGGCATTGCGCCAACACGACCCCGTCCTGGGCGTCATGGCCGAAGTCCGCGAAACCTTCTACGAAGCCACCCGCATGCTCTGGGACGAAGGCGTCTCCCGCTACATCAAAATGCGCTACGACGCCATCGTCGACACCAACTTCGGCGGCGACCCAGGCCTGGCATCCGCATGCATGGACGCCAACCTTGCCAACTTCGACGTCGCCCCGACCATCCACCGCGCCTGCGACGTCAGCGACGCACCCCTGATGATGGAAATCGCCGCCTACGCCATGGCGCTGGCCGCCATCAACCAGCAACGCGCTGTATGGCGCACCTTCGAAACGATCATCGACCACCTCTACCGGCAGCTGCCCGCGAAAGCCACCACATGATCCAGATCAACGAAACGCGATGGCAGGAAATGCTCGCCGACCGGCGGCGTCTCATCGGCGAAATACGCACCATGCGCCGCATCATCCACACCCTCATGCGCGCAGCCGCGTTCCACCACGCAGCCACCGCCCCGCAGGAACCATTCCCTGCGTTCGTCGGGCTAACCGAGGCCCAATACGCCTGGTGGCTCGCCGACATCATCGACGCAGAACTTGGCCCGCCAGAGGAGAATTAATGCTCTACCTGCTTGTCACCGGCTCTGGGACCTGGGACGACGACGCCTACATCTGGAGCCAACTGTCCAAGCTGTACCTGCAACACGGGTCCATCGAACTGCACCACGGCATGTGCCCCGAAGGCGGAGCCGACCTGATCGCCGACGCGTGGGGCAACGCGTTCTTCTTCCAAGGAGCCGACGTCGCGGTGGTCCGCCACCCGATGGACCGTCACCAGTTCGGCAAAGCCGCCGGACCCATCCGCAACACCGCCATGGTCAACATCTTCAAAGGCTTCATCAACCAAGGCAAAAACGTTGCCTGCCACGCCTTCCACCGCAACAACTCACGCGGCACCAGCGACTGCGCCTACAAAGCCCTCACGGCCGGGATCCCCGTCGTCACCCATGTGCGCAACGGCGACCAGCCCATCAAAACCGTTGTCGAAGAACAACTCGCGCTGTTCCAGGACGCCGCATGAGCACCAAAATCGTCTACATCAACATCGGCAACAGCGACCACAAACTCAGCCAACACGACTGGTCGCTGTTCTGGCAGCAAGTCGACGCCGAAATCCGGTTCAGCTCCCGCGACATGGGCGGCCCAGTCATCTTCGGAGCCTGGATTTCCTCGCCCGTCTCACCGTTCCAAAACGCCTGCTGGTGCGTCGAGTTGACCGTGCCGCTGGAGCTGCGGCTGCGGCGCACACTCGCGCTGGCCGCCCGCGACTGGGACCAAGACTCCATCGCCTGGACGGAGGTGACGGCTGTTGACTTCATCAAGCCACACCAATGACATCGTCAGACAACTCACCGCCCGGCGTAAACAGCTCGGCCTCACCCAATCCCAAGTCGCCTGCCGCGTACGCGTCGTACGCCAAACCATCGTCGCCTGGGAAAACGGCTACAGCTGGCCCAGTTCCAAACTTCTAGACGCATGGGCGCAGGCGCTGGGAGCCGAAAAGATCGCTCTTATCCTGCCAGGGCAGCTTGTGTGCGAGGTCCCACCAGGCCATCAACAGCTAGTTTCCGACGAGCTTGAAACGCCCGGACCGCAGCATCGGTGGCTGGACCGAAAGACCCGTCTACAAACAAGCTTGCCCCCCACGCGTTCAAGAGCGCCTGGAGTGCCCTTGCGTCTTTACCGAGGATCCCGAGCCGCAGCTCCGGCCACTTAAATCCCATGATCAGCTGCCATGGCGCGGACGAGTTTTCCGCCGCGATCTCATGCAGGATGCTTTCGTGGATGTGGTCGGTGTGCGGGTTCGACCCGTCGTACACCCGTGGCCGGAACCGGTCAGCGACACGGTAGATCCGCCGGTTGTAGATCGTGTACCGGGTCGCCGGGTGCAGCATGCACGAAGCCACCACAACCTCCGGCACAATGCCGTCCTTGTCGATGTCGCGGGCGCGGACGACACCCGTGTTCGGGTCCGGGTTGTGGTCGGAAACCTGCGCCTGATGCGCGGCGTCGCCGATCCATCCGCATGCGCCGTGGTCACGGTTGGGCCAGCGCAGATCAAGGGTGGCCTTCAAGTTTTTCAGGCTGCGCGCCTCATACGCTGCTGGCATCTTCTTCGCCTTCTTCGCCTTGTTCGTGCGCGGGGAGCTGCGATACGTCGAAGTCGCCCAGTAGGGCCTCTGGAAAGTCATCTTCGCCATTCGCAGCTACATCACCTGGGTTGTCTTTCACGACCATGTCACGATGGTACACAAAGACGTCACACGGTGGGGGCGACCACAACACGACGCCGTGAAATGGTGCCCGTCCCAGAGATCACCCGGTGGTACAAGGCGCAGTTGTACTGCGTGCCCGGCGTCAACCCGGAAACAAGATCAGTGTGTGAGGTGCGGTTGACGCCGGTGTTGTCGTTGCGGACTGTCCGGTCGTCTGAGACGGCTTGACCGGCGACCACTGTCCCCGACGCTGGGCCTGGCCCGGTGGCGATCTGCGGCGAGATCAGGCAGATGATCGCCGAGCTTGCCGCGATCTCCGCCGTCCACGTGATCAAAACCTTGCCGCTGGGCGGCGCGATGAAAGCCACCGAACAAAACGAAGAGGGGCCTGCTGTGGTGTAGGACGTGGAGGTGGTGGTGTACGCCTCCTGAGCGAAGTTGGACACCGCACCCCATGCGGTGTTCGCCGCCAAGGCCACCTCGCCGAGGACCAGCCACGACGAACCGTCTGCGCTGATCGCCGACTGCCCCAGCAACGCAACAACATCGCCTACCGCCGGGACATAAAACCCTGCGACACCAACGCTTTCAGAGTCGAACGTGCCGCCTTGCACGGACACGACAAGCGGGTTGACGCCGATGACGGTGCCGATACGCACCGTCGCGGGTTGCCCCCGGTCCTTGGATATTTGATCCAGAAAATTCACGAGGTACGCCAAACCTGCAGCCGCGACCTCGCCGCAACCGTTGTCGCTGTAGCGTCCGAAGAGCTTTGCGCCGCCTGCAGTTGCAGGTTCCCGGCGTTGGTGCTTTGGGTCAGTTCACCTTCCAGCATCGCGATCAGGGTGGTGCCGACGCCGTTGCCGCCGACGGCAAGGGCTGTACCCGAAGCGGTTGTTGTGGACCAGCTGGGGTCGCCGAACGTAACCACACCGCCGCCTGCGCCGACCAAACCCCACAACATCGTCGCGCCGCTGGGGATGGTGAACGCGAACTTGATGTCAGCCGACGTTGATGCGTCGTAGAACAGCACCGCCCGGAACGCGAAGATAGCACCGTTTATCGCAGGCAAAGCCACGACCAGATCGGTGACGTTTTGCAGCGTCGTGTTCGACGGGCCAACGTTTTGGCTTGCCGTTTTGCGGACGGTCGCGAACAGGCTACGCGTGTACAGGCTGATGTCGTTGGCACCGTCGTAGATGTCGACACGGTTTTCCGTTGCCAGACCGGAGATTTCGTTCTCCGCCACCACAGCGCGTTTAGCTGTGCGGTCAGCGACGTCGGTGTAAAGCCGCACCAGTTTCGGTTCTACACCGGCGACGAAGTTCGAAAACGCTGTCGGATTGTTGGCGGCGTCGGCTCCGACGGGGAGGCTGATGCCTTGGTCTGTAGTGGTAGTAGGCATTACGGCCCTCCTATTATGCGAGCCTGACAATCAGACGGACATTTAAATGCAATGTTGCGGTGCCGGTACCGGTGCCGGTGAAAGTTATGACAGTGTCAATGGTTTGCCCTGCCGTCACTATCACCGCCCCGCCAGGAAACGACCACGTACCCGACAACGGCGAACCTGTTTCGTTGTTCACCGACCGGGCGAACTTCGCCGTCGCAGCAACACGGATCTGGATACGGGCATAGGTAACCGTTGTGGCCGTAACGCTTGTGTACCCGTCGACAACATAAATGCCGGACACCGGCGCGACATACGTCGACCCCGCGTTCGTCAACGGTGTAGCCACACCGGAGGCGATACCACCCTGGTTTGGGCTCATGTCCTGCTGCACGTTGTAACGGCCGATGGCGAAATCCCGGTCGGCTGCAATGTCCAACAGTTTCGCGTCGATCTGATTCGCCAACGTCGAAAACGCTGACGCGTTGATCGCGTCGGATTCGCATGGATAGGTGAACCCGTAGATGGGGGTGTTGGCTGGCATCGTCTACACCACCTTCAACGCGATCTCGTCGGAAAGCCGGTGCGCCCAAAAGAAAGAGCCCGTGGCAGCGTTCAAGGTGCTCGACGTGTTGCCGTGCAAGAACTGAAACTGGATGCTTTCATTGCCGTTCAACGCCACCGTTGTACACAAAGTCAAGTCGACGCCGATACCGACGTTGGCTTCGAACTGGGTTTCCAGCATCGTGTATGTGTTCGCGACGCTGGTCGGCGAGAACAAGGTGCGGGTGACAATGGACAGTTGCCGGTAGGTGTTGTCGTCGACTGTGCCGGTGGCGGTGGCGTTGACGAACGCGCCGACCTGCCACACGCCAGCCGGGAGTTGGCTGAACGTGGACCCGAACGTCGGCGACGGGGTGAAGTTGGTGAACGTCAACGTGGCGAAGGTGTCCAACACTTTCATGACGTTCGCTGTGCACGCCACCGGCGCGGCCAAGGTGCGGATCAGCGTCGGCAGGTTGGCCGCCGAACGCAGCGAACGTTCCACCGGGAACAGGCATGCCTCGGCCGCCAACGCGGTCTGCTGCAGTTTCAATGCGACAGCCGCGTAGTTCGCCGGGTCCATGCAGTCGAAACATTCGGTCACGGCGTTGCCCGATCAGCGATCCAATAGGCGGTGAACGTTGCCTTTTCCACGATCACCGACAAGGTGGTGGAGTCCGTCCGGGTCACAGTCAACTTGCGGCGCACGGTGCCTGTGGAGACGGTGACGTTGGAGGTGTTCAACCCGACCGGGGTGTAGTTGGTGCGGTCCAAAACCTGGTCCTGGTCGCCGCTGATGGCCAGGACGATGAAGTTGTTGTTTACGCCGGTGGCTGTGACCGTCGCCGATCCGATCAGTGCGATGCGGCCAGCCCGGTTGATGGTGATACCTGAAGGGTCGGCATCGAAATCTACCCATCCCACAGTGTCGGATGTGACGCTGTCGAACGGGATTTCCGACCCGGACACAAGCGTCACCGGTGTGGTGACTTCCATCCGGGCGATAGGTATCACCGGCACAGTGCGGTCGATGACCGCCTGGAACCCGTCAATGACCACTTGCAAAGCGTCGGTGAAGTCGCACCATTGATCAGCGAAGTCGCATGGGGCGTCTGTGCCGGTGGGGTACGGCAACGCGAAGTTTGCGGTGGTCGCAGTCAACGCCGTCCCCTTCCTACACCTTGCTCAGCACAAGTGACCTAGTAGACACCATCATGTCACCCGAAAGGTCCAGCGGCATAGTTAACCCAGACACCACCTGGATCACCCCCACCCGGCCGTTGATGTCCAGGCTGAGCACATCCCCCAGTTCAAGCGACGCGTCAGGTGTCAGCGTCAAATCCCACGCCTCCACCGGGGCCACCGAGTTCGCCAGCAACGTCGCTGCAGCGCCCTGCGCAGCCACTTGCGTCGACGGGGTTTGCAGCCGCTCCAGAAGACTTCTGACACCGAACCCGCCGCCGACGTAGGTGGGGCTGGCCGGGTTGTTGTCCGACGCTGTGGCGTACACCGGGGCGTCTCCGTTGAGCCGTTCCCCGCTGACCGTCACCACGTTGAAAATCGACTCCCGGGAACGTTTCGCTGTCCAGTCGTTGACCGTGCCGCCGTCCTTGTCCGTCAACGTGATCACCGGCGAGGACGCGACAGTCCACGGCAACACCCGCATCACAAACGAACCGTCAGCCAGCGCATACCACACCGCAGACGCCGAAGACGCCATCTCATCCAACGCCGCCGCCCGGTCCAGTTCCCACGTCAACGGCTTCACCGGCGTCGAGAACGTGTCCGACACCCCGAACTCGGCGTCGGGTACAGCGTCGCTGACCAGACGAACGAACTCGGTGTAGACAGTGTTGACTGTTTGAGAACTTTGCGGCGAAACAAACTCGGCGTCGACGACATCGGCTGCCCTGTCCGCGCAGGACACAAGCACCTCCGCCGAGGAACCCGACTGGGCGACGTCGCGGATCCTGCCCCGGAACACCGGCCACGTGTACTTCGCGGACCCGTCGCCGAGACGCACCCCACGGAACACCCGCAGCTCGTTGCCGAAAGGTGCCAGCAAGTCGCCGGTGTCGGCTGGGTACAGGTCGAACGGGACGCTGATCTGCAGGTTACGTGTCACCCTGGATCCGAGGGTGGCGGTGATGGTGCCGCTGTAGAAAACCAGGCCGCCTTCCGGGTCGCCTCGGTCCGCCGCTGGGATCAGCATCGCCAGCGGCGAACCGGTCCCGGACCACACCTCTATGCGCACATAGTGTTCGTGTCCTGCCGCGAGGACGTCGCGGTACAGGGCGTCTGTTCCACCGGCCAGCATGGCTACAGCCCGTTCAATAGCTGGGTCCAGGTACGGCCGCCGCCGGACACTGCTGTCCAGTCGGCGAATTCGGTGTTGACTTCGTCCCAGGTGCGCAACGCTTCGGGGTCGGATCCGGGGCCGTCGGTGGAGGCGCTGCCCAGTAGAAGGTCAAGCCATGTCAAAGCGCCGATGGTCATCGACGTCCACGAGGTGTAGACGTCGCACATGTCTTGGATGCGTGTTCCGCAGACACCGTTGGACGGGCCAGCGGGTCTTTGTGTGGTGACGTAGGGCAGCGATATGACGCGGAAGTCGTCGCGTTGGTCGACGCCGATGCGGGCTTCGACTTCCTGCCCGACGGTGATGTAGCGGTCGGCCATGCAGTAGGTGGCGGGTAGCTGCAGCAGCAGTTCGTTGCCGGGTTCGTTGATGTCGATGACAGCGTCGCGGGCTTGGCAGTCGTGGGTGATCAGCCGCAGCTCTGAACGTGGGGAACGGCGGGAACGGTTGGTGGGTATGGGGAATTGGCGGTTGACTGGTTCGTTGACGACGGTTGACGGCGGCCGTTCGTCTTGGGCCTGCCCGGCATATGAGATGCGGTGGTCTTCGTTGCAGTCATTCAGCATTGGGCTGCACAGGCCGATGGTCAGGTCCAGGCAGGGGTTGGTGGGGTTTTTGAGGCGTACGTTGGTGGTGTCTGTGACGGTGATGGTTGTGCATACGTTGACGGTGACTGGCCGTTCCTGGGTTAGTTGTACTTGGTCGTAGTAGAACAGTGTGGTGTTGGGTGCGATGCCCAAGGCGACCACTCGCATGTCGGTGACGGTGGCGGTTTGGGTTGGGGTGTAGGAGACGCTGATATAGCGCCATTCGTTGTCGTCGATGATTTCGGCGTTGCTGTAGAACGTCACCACACTACTGTCCGCATAGGACAAAGTGACCTGGATTTGGACAGCGTTGTAGCCCTGCGGCGACATCACCCACGCCGACACCGTAATCGGGACGTCGGCCAGGATCCCGGCGATGGCAGGTTGAACAATGCCGCCGGACGCTGAGGTTCCATCCGGTGTAAACAGGCCCGAGAAAGCCCCAGAATGGAAAAACGCACCCGACTGCACCAGCGTGCCGCCCGAAGGCGTCCACGGCGCTGTGCCTGTTTCAAAGTCAGGGTTCTGCGACAAAGTCGTTTCGACACCCGAAGCGATCAAACAGTACTGCAGCAACACATTCAGCGGCGGCTCAGTGTCATACCAGATCCCCTTCGAACACGACAGCAACAAATTGCCGTCGCTGTCGTAGGCGACATACGGCCGCAGCGTCACCACCTCACCGGTGACAGTGTTGGTGCGCTGCACACCCGCATAGGTGACCGAAGGGGTGTCCGTCCAGTCAGCCTGGACACGGACGTAAGCCTCCGTGGCGAAGGCAGTCGCGGAGATCGTCGGCATTTACAACCCCCTCGAACCGAACGCCATGCTTGTCGCCAAAGCTTTGTTGTTACGGTCCACCACACGCACCAGGTACGGCTCCAACTGGTCGTTACCCAGGTAGACGTAAACCATAGTTTGGCCGCTGCTGCCCAGCATGTCCGCCAAACCTGACTGCTGCGCCAGCTGCGCCGCCCGTCCAGGCCGCGACAGCGGGATGATGACTTCCGGCCCTGCCTCACCAACAATCGCGGCGGTTGGGCCGTCGACGATACCTCCGGCGGCGTACTCGGAGAACGGCCTGGTGCCGCTGGAAGGCAACGCGTGGCCGTTGAGTTGGGTGGCCTGATAGTTCGCCCGCGCCAACGCGTCTGCGGCTTTGTTGGCGTCGTAAAGGATTTTGTTAAGCCACCCAGTGTTTGGCTCTGGAAGGTTGACAAGGTTCACCGACTCGCCGTAAAGCCGGTGGAGCATGTCGACGTCGACACCGCGTGCCCTGGCGATCGCTTCGATCTGGCGGACTTCCTGCTCGTAGAATCCCCGGGCTTCTTCAGCGTTGAATTTGCCTTGCTGGTAGTACAGTTCCGCCTGAGTCTGGGCGTCTTTGAACGCGTCGGTGAACGCGCGAATGTTCTCGCGGCCTTCTTTGCCGGTGGTGTCCAGGGTCCGGCCGTTCTCTTTCAATGTTTCGTCTAGCCGGTCGATGGATTCTTCGTAGTCCACGTTGGCGTCGATCAGGTTGAACGCTGCGTCGCGGGCTTGGTCCATGGCCTTGGCGGCGTCTTTGATTGCCTTCTCTTGGTTTTTGGTGGCGGCGACGGTGCCTTCGATTTCGTATGACAGGTCGTTGAGCGTTGCGCCGTACTGCCCTGTCGACTCCTGGGCAACGTCTGATGCTTCAAAGAATTTGGACAGTGTTCCGGTGAGAAGCGGCACGGCTGTATAGATTTTGCGGATGAACCCGTAAACCTCGGTGAGGATCTTGATAAGGTATCCGAGTTCGACGATGAAATCTGCGGTGAGGTGGATCAGGTCACGGAACGCGGCCTGGCCGTCTTCTCCTGTAGAGACAAGGATTTCCAGGAAGTCGCCCAGCGCGTCGCCTATGACTTCGAACCCGCCGGATAGTTCTTTGACGAACGGGTCAAGGTCGTCGGACACGTTGGCGATCGACCCGATGATTTTGTCGAACGCGCCGAGGACACCACGTTCCAAAGGTTCGACGAACCCGGACGCGTTGGCGAAGATTTTGCGTAGCTGCGGTTCCCAGTCCAGGAACGCCAAACCGATCCGGTCCAGGCCTTTGAGTGTTTCTGCCACGAACGGCTGTGCCAGGTTGGCCAGGAACACACGCAGCCCGCCGAATATATCGCTGGCCTTGGTGCGGACCTCTTCGAACTGGAAGGCCAGCAAAACACCAAGTCCTGCAACGGCTGCGCCCAACGCGCCGGAGACGGCACCGGCCAACGCGCCGGAGATGAACGGCAACGCGAGCAGGATGCCGCCGACAATCGACGCTTTTACCTGCATAGGCAGGGCGGAGATACCGTCGTCGAGCGCACCGGCCAGAGCGGCGGCGATGCTGATCATCCACGGCTGTTTCTCTTTTTTGGCGTACCGTTTCTTGGTTTTCTTGTCGAATTCGTTGGCGAATTCGTCGGATGCTTTGCCGCCTGCGTCGTGTGCGCCTTTGGTCAGGGCGTCGCCGAGTCCCTTGTGGACGTTGTTTTCGGCGTCTTTGACCACCTTTTCGACTTCTTTTTTGAGGTCGCGGGTGAAGGGACGCATGTCCGCTTTGACGGCGATGTACGCCTCACCCAGGGTTGCCACAAGGACATAGTAGATCAGAGCGTCTTAGTTAGTCAGCGGCGAATGCCTGCGCCATCGCCTGGATCTGGGTGAAGTCCCGGCGTACGGCTACACCGGCGGGGATACGGTTGAGTTCGATGTCGAACAAGGTGCGGCCTTTGTCGTCCTGCCCGTCCCACAGCATCATGTAGGCGGCGTCCAGCCAGTCGGGGAACAGTACGGTTCGGGCGTTGATCCCTTCGCGGAGCAGTCGTCCGTTGACGTACTGCCAGCCTTGTAGGCATCGCCGGGACAGGTTGAGTACCCACCACCAATCACGCCCGCCCGCTCGGCCAAGGGCAACACGAGCTGCGTTGGCCCATCGATCGTCACGATCATCGAAAGAGTGCGACACCGCGAGCATGGCCTCGCATTGATCGTCACAAACCCCTCCGGGGAACACACCGGCGAGGGTTTCCATGTCTGCCCCGACCAGCCCCAGCCAGTCATATGCGCAGTCAGGGTACAGGTCCCATTCGATATCGAAACATGTAACGCGTACTCGTTCGGGACGGAGCCGGGAGAGGACGTCAACGCTGCGCCCGGGACGCATTCGCCGTCTTCTTCGCCGGGGCTTTCCTGGCTGGTGTCTTCTTCACCGGCGGCGGGGCGTCGTCCGGTGCGGGTTTAGGTTTCATGGCACCGTTGGCGAACACCGGCATGATGTCAGGGATGTCGATGTTACCTAGAAGCATCTGCTCTTCGACCCAGTCACGGTCTTCGGGATCGACAAACTTTGTTTCCACAATGTCCAGGATGGTTTTGCCTATACGTTCGGCCAGGTCGCGGCGGGTTTTCGTGTCGGTGCTTGCGTCGAACTGTGATTCCAGCCGGGTCAGGACGCGTTGCAGCATCATCAGCTGGCCTTCGGAGCTGGGGTGGAACCGCATGGCCCGCCCCTTAATCGTCAGCTCAAAAATACCTTTGTCAGCCATGCCGACTATGTTACGGCAAGCGCGAACGAGTCACAGGAAGTGACGTCGTCCGGAACCCGTTAGCCCGCCCGAACTGATGCATCGGCGTCGTCAAATACCGGATAGGACGCTTGTTACCCGGGTGGGTCACCTGCGCGAAGAAGAAGAACCGGCGCGCGTGGACACGGGAGCGGCCTTTGCGGCGGCGGCCACGAGCAGTCAGGACCGCCATCCCCCGCTCCCACTCAAACTTGAGCGTCTTACCCTTCTTCGAATAGATCCGATGCGGCTGCGAACCCTGATGCACAGTCGCCGCCCAGTTCGCACTTGAACCGACCCGGCCCTCCACCACATCCAAGCTCATCGTCACCGCAGACTTCAGGCTGGTCTGCAGCGGCTGCCCCAGTTTGCGTTTCCCTGAACCAGACATGTGCGTGCCCCGAGGCGCAAGCCGTCTGGCACCCAACAGGATTTCGTTGCAGGTACGCCGCACCAACGGCCGGGTCACCTTCTGCGCGAAGGCATGCGTCTTAGGTTTGTCAATCACGACCCTTGCCATGACGTCTCCTATCCGCCCAGTCCCAACCCCACACCACCGCCAGGAACACACCCAGCCCCAGCAAAATCCAGTGGATCGGCTGCATGGCTAGTCGCCTAGGGCGGCACGCACAAAGCAATCCTTCGCCTCAAGTAGCTTACGCAACCCGGCGGTAAGCTCCGGCCCGTCCGCGAGCTCGTTCAGCATCACCTCCGCCAGCAAGCAGCACTGCTGCGAAATCTTCTGCAGGTCATCGCGGCCCAGATGGGTGAAGCTGAAAAATTTGGCCAGCGACACCACGCTGGGGTGGCGGCCTTCGTAAACCTCCGGTGACATAGCGGACTCCTTAGCAGCAGCGCGGCAACGACATGATCACCGGAAGTGACCGTTCGATACAGTCGGCCGTCAGGTTGACAGTTGATGTTCCTGCCAACCACAGCGTGCCACGTGAAAGCTGCGGAGACCAGCAACAAAGCGCCTTCCGCATCGCCTCAAGATCGTTCGCGTCGGTTTGTGTCGCAGCCGTCCAATCCACACACGTCGGCCCGGCCGGATCCCCCATCCCCGGCACACACCGCACCGTCCCCAACGTCAACTCCACCGCCCAAGACACCGGGAAACAACCCGTCCCCTTACCCGGCTCCACATCAGGGGCAGGGAAATTCGACGACGGATACATGTTCCCCAAACGCACATACGCCAACCCGGGGCAGCACGACTTGTCGATGCTGTTCTCCGCATTGAAATCGTGGATAGTCAAATCGCCGGTGCGCAGACAACAGTCCGCCGGAGGGTTCGGATACGCATCCAACGCCTCACACAAACAAGTCAACAGCAGATTCGCCCTGGTGATCAGAGTCGTCTCATCAGCCATCAGGGACTCGTCACCGTGCGAGGCACGTTAAGTTCCGGCGCGTAAATCCGCAAACGTTGATGGTTCTTGTACGGGTTGAACGCCATGATGATCGTGTCGACCTCCCACAAACCAGTCAGCCCACCTTCCAGAATCGCCTGCGGATCCATCATGTCGATGGTGATGCCGTTACGCACCAACGAAGACACCCGAGGCGACAGACGGCAATCCCCGCCAGTGCACGCCTTACCCCACTCACACGCCAACGTCGACGCCGCCCGCAGCAACGCAGGCGGTGTCGGATCCCCGCGCATGTACGTCACCGTGAACACGTTGCTGCCATCGTCGGTGTCCATGTCGGCGCAGATCGGCCAGCAGTCACCGTCAGTGCGGACAAGCCAATGATTGTCGTCCACACGATAGGCGGAAGGATCCACCACCACCCCGCCGACGGTGACTTCCAGAACCGAATCGACCGGCCCCATCAGCCGCACCTGGCAACGCGGGTCGCAGCAGCACACACCTGGGCATGCACAGTTGAACCACTGCCCGTTGAAAATGTACGGAGTCCACGTGCCGCCGGACCAGTCGTAGCCCCAAAACTCGCCCAGACCGTCCTGGCAACGTTTCATCCCACACGGCCGCACAGTCATCTGGCAGGTGCCGAAAATCCGGCCGGTGGCGGCCCACAACACCACCGCCGCATAGTCTTTCGCATCCGCCTTGATGGTGGTCGAAAACCCTGCCCAGTCGGTGCAGCAGACAGGGTCGGGGATAGCCCATCCGCATGGCCCCATAATCGTTCCTCCTGCCGCCGAAGCACCTGTGAGATCAAGAGTAAGCGGTGGCAGCGTCAGATTCAGCACGCCGCTGACCGGCAGCTGGCCTTGGCTGTCGAACTCCAACGCTGGCAGGTTCAAGTCGACGACACCGGAGATGGTGACCTCGCCAGCAGAATCGAACTCCAACGCGGGAACGGTGGCGTTGAGCACCCCGGCGGCTGTCAGCTCACCCGCAGAATCGAATTCCAACGCCGGAACATTCAGGTTGACGGTGCCGGTGATGGTCGAATCGTCAACAGCGATGTCGACAGCGAAGCTGCCGTTGGTGAAAGATTCGTCGTCCGGCGGCGTCGACGCGCTTGTCCCGCCGGAGTCGCGGAAGATGCAGTTACCCGACAGCGACCCGTTGCTCGGGTTACCGAAACCGGATTTGAACCAGTAGTTTGATGTCTCCGAACCGGGGTGGAAGATGGTGACGAAATAGAAATCGTTTTGCACCAACGCCGTGTTCGCGACACCTGGCACCGCAACCTCGACACCAGCCGAACCGGTCAGGCCGCCGATGTCGATGTCCTGGATCAGTGTGGACGCAGAGATCGGCGCGGCGCGTTTCCACAACTGCCAACGCGTCCCGGCAGCGAACACCCCGGCGTTGTTCATCTTCACATAACCGGCCACCACAATTTTGCCGGTGGCGTTGGTTTTGAAGTTCCAGCCAAGCTGACGCGCCTGCGGCGAAACCGCCCCACCCGAAGTGTTGATCGACTCCAGCGTTGCAGTGTCAGTAAGTAGTCGTGTCGCGACCACGCCAGCCTCCTTATGTGCTGGCTGGCGTTGTCAGCGTTCCCGCAGTGATCTCCACTGTCACACCGGTGCTGATGGAAGTCGTGTTCAACTCCAGCTCCCCGCCGCCGCCCGTCGCGGTGACCGCCCCGTCCATGACAGTGTCGCCGGAGTTGTCGGTGATACGGAACCAGCCAGCCGTACCCGTGGCCGCGCCAGTCGTCGACAGAACCGGTGTGGCGTCCAACGTGTTGACACCCAACGCCGCAGCACCAAACGACGGATCAGCCAAAGCGAACGTGGCTAGCACAGTGCCGGTTGCGGGGTCGTTGGCTGTCGCTGGCTGCGCACCGGTGCGGATTATCAGAGCGCCCGCGCCGACGTCGGCGTCGACCAACGCCGCCACAGCGTTACCGGCAGCGTTACGCGCTGCTGTCGCTAGACGTGTCGCCATACCCCTTCTCCTGCCCAAGTTGAGACGGCGCAACCTTTTGCGGGGCTGCGCCGCCCTGCACATTTACGGAATGTAGATCTGCTGTTCAGTCCACACCGTTGTCACCGACGCGTCGGCCACCCGGATCGTGAACACACCAGGCCGGTAGGCGTAGGTGTGGTTCGACGCACCGGATTCGGCTGCCCCGTTGGTGGCGTTGCCGTCGCCCCAGGTGATGTTGACTGTGCCGTTGCCGGTGAAGTTGGCGTAGTTCAACGTGGTCGCCAACGGGTTACCGCCGACGTTCATGGTGATGCTGGAAATCGTCGGCGACGCAGCATTGTCCGCAGCGCATGTCGTCGGGTTTTGGAACGCTGCTGTGCCGTTGTTCGCATCGAACGTGATGTTCGTACCGGCGACATACCCGGACAGCAGGTCCGCGCCGCCTGGCTCCAACGCCAACGCGCCGATCGAAAACAGCTCTTCCGGAATCCAAATCGACGGCTGCGCAGTTGTCGACAACACCCGGATCCGGGCGTTGTTTGCCGTGTTCCCGACACCGCCCGCCCAGCAGGAGACACGCTGAGCAACCGTCTGCAGCATCGCATACGTCGGGACGGTGATGGTCAAAGATCCGCCTGCCACAGTGAACCCCCTTTACGAGACGGTGATGGTTGAGGAAACGTAGTCGGGACCTGAGTAGTTCAACGGCCGGAACCTTGCCGTGTAAGAACCCACGGCGTAGGTGTGGTTCGCCGACGTGCCTGATGTGACTGTTTCCACGGTCAGGTCGCCCCAGTCGATGACAGCCGGAAGGATCGGGGTGCCTTCGAACGTTGGGAACGTGCCAACGCGGACCACAGCGGCCAGACCGGTCAGCGGGGCAACCGCAAACGTCGGTGTTAGATCCTGGCAGCCGCAGTGTCCCGGAGGCGGACCCAGCTTCGTCCACTGGAAACACTTGTGCGCGGCCGGGTTGATAGCCACCAACAGGTCGTTCGGTAGACCTGCGTTGGTGCCGGTTTCGTTGAGGATGACGTTGTACGGGCCGGTGCTCCACTGGTTACCGCCCCGGGTGATGCCGGAGACGGTGAAGTTGACGACACCGTTGTTGATGGTGACGTCGCCGATCATTCCCTGTGTGATACGCGGCAGGACACCGTATCCGTAGGCGACTGCTTCGTCTTGGCATTCGTCTTCGGTGTTGGTCCAAAACTCCAACGCGAAGTTCGACGCCGCCGGTGAGTCCGGCATTGTGCACCAGCCGACAGCTTCCGGCGTCACCGCATCGTTGAAGATCAAAGGTTCGGCGGAAACAATGTTGAACAGTTCCGGGTCGACGTTGCAGAAGGTGACCGTCACTTCGTACCAGCGAAGGATCGGGGACTTCGGCTTGTCCACGCAGATGTCGCCGTTCGCGTTGAGCTGCAACGCGTCCTGGCGTTCCTGCAACACTTTCGTCAGGGCGATGTCGACAAACGATTCGGTGGTTGCGAAGTCGCATCCGTCCGAAGCGGATGTCGGCAGTTCCCCGCAGGTGCCTAGGCGTGTGACCCGTGCCGCTGGCGCACGGACAACGGAGTGGCATACCGACGGCATTACTCCTCCTTCTCAGGGTTGTCGTCCGTGTTTTCCACGGCTGTTTTGCGTGGCCGCCCACGCTTCTTCGGCTCCGGCAGCGGCGTGTCCGGTGTGTCGTCGAAAACTGTGCTGCCGGAAAGGTTTCCTTTGCCGTCTTCTTCCATCCGGGCCAACAGTTCGATCGGCACGGAGAAACCAGCCGTTGGCCAGGTCACCCACTGGACTTGGTTAGGATGGTTGGCGACGGCGAGAAGCCGCTGGCCGATTTCCTTTTCCCGCCCAGGTTCCGGGCTGACAATGATCACGTCCACAGGGTCACCGCCTTAGCGAACCCGCCGCACTCGTATGTGACTACATATTCGCGTTCGGCGAGCATCAGCATCTGGTTCGTGGCGCGGTTCAAGGAACCTTCCACCGGCGCAACCTGAATGTCGTTGTCTGAGGTGCGCCACACTGTGGTCTGCCCGGTCAAATACATCCAGAACACGCCGTCGGCTGGCGCGGCACCGGCCGGGTCGTTGTTGGCGTAGCAGCCCGTCGACACGACAGTGCCGATCGGTGTGCGCCAACGCGTCCCGTCGAATTCGATCAGGTGCGCCTCTTTGAGCGCGTTGAACACCGGGATGGCCACATGCAGATATCCGGGCACACCGTACTGGGTGGTGTTGCCGGTGAACCCGCAGTAGCGTGCCCGTTCCAGCTCGGACAGGACCTGTACAACTGTGTCGCCTGCGCCGGTGACAGTGATGATGCCGTCGGCGGTGACAAGGCCTGGGCCTTGCCCGAACGACGAGTTGGAGAAGATCTGTTCCACCATCGACTGTTCGACGCCTTTGAGGCGTTCGATGACGAAGGCTCGTTGCTCGTCGAATGTGTAGCCAGCCGAACCGCATTGCACTGTCGCAGCGACCATGAACGGCAACCCGACGACATTGGTCAAACCGTTGCCGGTCCAAAACCCTGCCTTAGAGTTTTGATCCAGCAGGCATTCGATTTCGTAGCCTTGCCCGATGCCGCAGATCGCTGTCTCGTAGCGCACACCGCCGTTGCGGGCGTGGGTTGGCAGATCCAGCGGGCCGACCGCAGCCTGGAACAGGCCGTAACGCAAAGGCGCGTTAGGTGTCGGCTTGGCAACTGGTACTGCCGGGATTGTCGCTACCATCGGTCACCTCCTTAAGCGACTTGATGAAGGGGAGCATCCGGGTGGATGCTCCCCGTCAGTTCACTTACGGAGTCACGTCCGCGCAGGCGACTGCACGCTGGACGCCTGTTGAACCGTTGGCGCAGATGTTGATGGTGTATGCCCACGAGAACTGGCACATCTTCATCGGCTTGAAGCCGTCCTCCACAAACAGCTGCGTTACGAGGTTCTGCTGCAAATTCGTTGAGTCGTAAACCGTGTCAAGGCGCACGACGTCTTGACGGCCGACAACCCATGTGCCTGGCAAGTACACCAGGAATGTGACAGCTGTCGGGTTGTTGAACAGCGCTGCAGCGATCGGCCCGGCCGGGTTACCGAACTGGTGGTTGACGTCGATCGCGCCTGCACCGTTGGTCGGGTCGAACGCGTCCTGCCAGTTGTAGATCCACTGGACGGACACGTAGCGCCGGGCCAGCGCGGCGTCGATCATTTGGTCGGTTAGCTCTTCGGTGTGGGTGGCGTTGCGGCGCAACCAGTCCGAACGAAGCGCTGTGCGTACCCAGTACGGGAACACCATCTCCACCATTTGGGTGCGTGATGTGCGGTAGGCGTAGCGCACGTTCATCGCCACCATGTCGATAGCGCCCATCAGCTGCGACCACACCGAACCGTCGGTGACCCACGGGTCCAGCGTCGACAAGACGATGGAGGTGGAGTTCGTTTCGATTTCGTTGACGATTTCGCGTGACACCAGATGCGCCATCGCAGCGGTTGCGCCGCGTACGAACTCGGAAACGAACTCTGGGTAGCCACGGTTTTGCAGCAGCGAACCGGTCAAACAGAGCGCGGCGACGTTGAGACGGTCGTCGACGAAGCTTGGGCATGGGATTTCCACACAGGTCTTTGCTGTGTCGGCGATGACCTGGGCTTCGGTCAGGATGTTGAATCCTGGGATCGGAAGGACGAGGTCGTTGCCGAAGAAGTCAGCGAAGTCCAGGCCCTGGTTGTGTAGCAGGCCGCCGCGACGCAGGATCATTTCCGGGGCGTTGAACAGGCCGTCGGTGGTGATCGGTGAACAGATCGAGTAGTCCGGTTCGGATGGTGCACACCAGCCGTTCGCGGCGACCAGCGCGCCTTCTTTGCCTGCAGAGTCGGAAACTGACTTCAGTTTCTGGAAGGCGGTGTCGTGTCCGTCGCCTTCGTTGATGACCTGCTTGTCGGGGAAGTTGCGCTGGATACGGGCCAGCGGGTGTTGCATCCGTGCGCGTGCTGCTCCACGTGTTGTGGTTGGGTATGCGCGGACGCGTGACTCGAACGCTTTTCCGATGGTTTCCCATGTCAGGACTGAGCCGGTTGGGAAGTCGGCGATGTCGGCTGCAGCCACGATGGTGAACGTGTCGCCGCCTTCAGCGATGTCAGCAGCCGGGGCGTGGACGGCTGCGTCAGCAATTTGCACGCTGCGGCGCGGGGCGTTTTCTGTTGCTCCGGCTGCGGTGATGGTTGCTTCGACGATGGTTGCTTGGTCGCCGATGCCGACTGTGGTTGTGGTTGCTGCGACGTCTTTGTTGCCTTCGGCGTCGAAGCCTTGGTTGGCGTCGGCGACAACGACGGCTGGTTCGTTGACTGGTTCGACGGTTTCGGCTGGCGCTGGGGTGTGGGAGACGGAGGCGGCGCGGAGGCGTTCTGCGCGGGCCTGGCGTGTTTCCAGTTCGGTGGCAACTGAGGCGACGAAGGCCTGCAGTTCTTCCATGTGGCCGAGCTGTTCGTCGGTGACTGTCTCTTCGGAGACGGAGGCGGTGAGGGTTTCCAGTTCAGACTTGGCGAGTCCGGCTAGGTCGGATAGGCCTGCGACGCTGAAGTTTTTGAACTGGTCGACCGCTGGAGGT